TGATTGTTTATTAAATCCATACGTTTTTTCACTGCTGGTGCTTGGGGATCTTGGTTTTTAAGTTTGCTGATATCTTTTTGTATGTACTGTTTGTACCATTCCACAAAGTCATTTGCAAATGACTTGGGATCAGCAATCTGTGTTTGATCTGTTTTAATTCTACTGTTCACATACTGTTGAAACAATTTTGCATATTCTGGATTGCTGATTGCTTCAAAGTCTGCTTTGTTCATTGCATCATTGGTTGTTGCAATTCCCATTTTAAGTGTTGCATTTTCTTGATCTGTCAGTGTTGCAACTCCACTTACATCTTTATAGGTTGCATCATCAAACCATACATCATTTGTTTTGTTTAATCCACTGATGTCTGCACCAAAACTTGCAGTCATATCCTCTAGATTGTCACCTGTGTAAGTGGTGTGAAATATTATTCCCATTTTACTGGCATTGATTTTTTTACCCAGTTCACTGTCAACAGGCACTGCATATGTAATTGTGTTTGGTTGAAACAGTATGCTTTCGCCATCTTCCATGTCTTTGGTTTCGAGATCTTTGTCAATGTACATTAGATCTCCTTGCAACACATCTTGTATTCCAAGTTTACGCAAATGTTCAAATGCGTATGCCAGTTTTTCTCTTACACCTTCTGAACCAAAGTTCTGTAGATCAGCACTGCTTTTTACCAATTTGGGGTTTGCATTGAAAACACCTTTTGTGCTCACAAAAAATTTGCCGTCACTTGGATCAGTTCCAACAAATATTGCAGGTGCACCGTCCCATTTGACAGTTACATTGCTCTGTCCAGTTGACCCTTGTGCTAACATATCCCTGACACTGTCTACATACTGCAAGGCACTTTTGGCACCTTTTTGCCCTTGAAGAAACACAAGGTCTTCCAAGTGTTCAAGGTGAAGGTTCTTGCCTTCTTTATTTTCAACAATCATCCAACGGATTGGCTGTTTAAATTCTACTAGTCTCATTGATCTTTTGTCTTTTTAATGCCTCTTACAAATTTCATTGCATCTTGACCTTTGATGCTGTTGATAAATCTATTGCGAAGGTCATCAGCCACAGCCTCATCATAGTGTTCATAAAGTTCGTTGATAAGATTAATACTGCTCTGTATTATACTTTCTGCACGACTTTCAAACACATGACCACGATCTTTTTCAGATATCATGCTGTTGAGTTCTTGTAGGATACTTCTGGTTTGTTTTTTCATAACGCTTCCTATTGTATGTTGTATTTATGTTAATTTACACTATAGCACAAATGGTTGAACCTGTCAATTACACTGATAAATATGTTACAAATGCAAATAAAAAAACTCAATGAATACTTTTTTCAAATAACTGATGTTTTTGATCTAAGTTTCTTACATCAAGTTAAACAAAACATAGATTCTATATCACTAGGACAAACACTATATGATGGTCATGGTGTTGTAAGAACACAACTGCCATGGCCAGTGTTTGATGTACCACAGATTGAACCTATACAGACTGTGGTTGAACAACACATAGGCAAAGTGTATCCAAATGGACTTATGATGTGGAAAGATGCTCCAGGATACTGCAATGATCTACACAAAGATCACAGTGTAAATCTCAGTGCTAATGTACAGGTGTATGTTGGTCATGGCATAAGTGAAGGCACCAGTTGTTACATAAATGATACATGGTACACAGTACCCTATAAATACAACACAGGTTATATAATGATTTCTCCTACAGATTATTTACACGGAATGAAACAACCAAGTCAAGAAACAAGATACAGTTTATATCAAAGTTTTAGAAAAACACCTGAAGAAGTAAACGATTGGTAAAATATGACAACTCAAAATAAATTTTTTTGTGTACTGCCTTTCTTTGCACAAGAGGCTGGTATTGCACCAGACAGTCCATGTTGTCTGTTGCCAAGAGATGAGGATATACCAAAACTTAAACAAACCATGCTGAACAATCAAATACCCAAAGGTTGTTTTCATTGCAGTATACCAGAAAGTCAAGGACACAAAAGTGATAGACAAATTAAAAATGAAACACTAGATTATTTGTGGGACAAAGATATCAAAGAGATAGAAAAGATTGCAATAGCAGGTGAAAACAAAACCAACTATCTCAAACTGTACACATCAAACATATGTAATGGTGCTTGTGTCACCTGTGGTGGTAGTTTAAGCACAGGTTGGAAAAAATATGAAAAACTTGCAGGTATATATAAATCAACAAAAGTAACACCGCACAAAGAAATAGATAGACTAATACACAAAGATTTAATATTTGTAAGCATACTAGGTGGTGAACCTTTTTATGATAAACTTACTGCTTATACTTTACAAAAATTAATTGACTGTGGGAACACAAACTGTCATTTAGACATTATCACAAACACCAGCACAATACCAACTGATGAACAAATGAATTTGCTGTTGCAGTTTCCAAAACTAACACTAACCTGTAGTATAGATGCTATAGAAGATAAATTTGAATACATGCGTTTTCCTTTGAAGTGGAGTGATACACTAAAAACACTAGAAGTTTTCAAAAGCATGCCAAATGCACAACTGAATGCAAACATTGTTGTCAGTAAATTAAACATACTGTATCTCAAAGAAACAGAAGATTGGTTAAGAAAACAAGGACTGAGTATTGCATACAGTTATATACAAGATGATGATCCATATTGGGAAAGTCATGTGTTGACAGAAGCACAAAAACAAAAAGTATTACAAGCAAATGAATACAACGAACATGTAAAAACATTGTTGTACAAAAACAAATTTGCACCTGAACTGATGGAACAAGGTTTGCTTAAATTAGAATGGCAGGATAATGTAAAAGGTATAAAGTTAAAAGACAAAATGCCTGAGGTGTATGAACTGTTTACAAATACCTAGCATAATATTTTTCTAGTATTGGAAATGTATCTAACCAATTTTGATTTCTGATTTTATCAAACTTTTCTATTTCTTCTATCATTGTTTTTATTTTATGAGAATTTTCTTTAAACTTCCAAGGCATTCCTGGTGTGTGTTTAAAGTCATCATAGTATTCTTGAGTCATATTACTTAGAGCAAATGATCCATTTGCATAATGATTTGTAAAATGGACTATATCACCCATCCTATTTTCACTGAAGTTTTCATCACGCCAAGTTTGTAGTCTATTTCTATATGGTAAATTAAAAATACTTGTTGTTTCTTCTATTAGAAACATGTGATTAGGTGGAATGCTATCTCTCATATCTAACATGTTTGCTGTGACTTGATCCCATTTTCCGGGCCAACGCAAATATTCAAATTGTTCTGCAACACCGTCTATACTAAAATTTAACTGTATTAACCAATATTTTTCCAGTATTTCATGTGCATACTTAGGTATAGGTCGACTACCATTTGTTTGAAAACATAACTTTACTTGTTCTTTACAAATTTTAGGTACTCTACTTGCAATGTAATCAGCGACCCTCCAATAGCCAGTTCCTAGTAGTGTTTCTCCACCACAAAAAGTAATATTCTTTAAATTACTTAGATCTAGATCATCAAGTATTGCAATCATTTTATCTGCATCATTTGTTGCTGTTGGTCCTATATATGAAATATTATTATCTTTCAAATGTTTTTGCCAAAATGTGCTTAAATGCGGACCACATGATCTACATGCAAAATTACAACCTATATCAAACTGTAGATCTAATCTTACAGGTCCAGAAATATTAGATTTTACATGTCCAAAACCTTTTAAACTTTCCCATCTATAACTAGATTCATACTCGCCTGCATCTTCACTTGCTTTGCAAACCAAACAACCTGTATCCCACTCTCCTCTATCAAACTTATCTCTTAGCAGTTGCAGATCAGGTTGATTCCATACGTTCTCACCGTGTTCTACTTCTAGACGTCCAAAAAAATTAATACGATTTGATTTAGGATGATCATCAGGATACGGTCCTCGTCTAATACAACATTGTTGTAGTCGTATTTTATCTGTGCTTTTGATATCTATAGATAATGCACCGGCGGCAAGCGGACAGTGTATATTGTTCATTTTTTTCCATTAATTGATGTATTGACCTATGCCATAACCTTTAGCGTCATAACATTCTACATACTTGCTGTTATTACTTATCTTAACTTTTCCACTGCCTACAATTACATCGTGGTCTCTGTAACTGAAAGGCTTTTTAATTGTTATATCTATGTATTCACCGTTGTTTATTCCTAGTGTTACAAAAGTTACATAATGACCTTTTGGTCCTTTGAATACTCTACCATTTGCTACCAGTCCTGCAAAGTTTATTCTTTCACCCCAAGTTTCTTGCACAAACATGCTAGGCATAAATTCTGGTTGTGTCCAATAACCATAACGTTTGTATTGTGTTTGTGGTGACTCTGTAATGCCATTTGGATATCCTAGTTCACGTAGATCCCATCCTACATTCTTGGCTTCTGTTTTGTGTACCCAACGTCTGTAACTGCCTTGGCAATGTTTCAGTGCTGACTTCCAAAACTGTTTTGGGTTGTGTGCCTTTTGATATGCAAGTGCCCAGATTAATCTACCCAAGTTTACTGCATGGGCTCTACACAATCCAAAATTACCCAGTCCGTATAATTCTTGTATAATCTCCGCCTTATTCTCACTGTCTCCCATGCGTTCCATAAACTGCATAACACGTTCTTCGTCACGTTTGGCAAACGCACGACGATACATATCTGCTTCATACATATCACAACCTATAAGTTTGGATATCTTGCGTATTGCATCATCTTCATATACAATAGTATCATCTAATCTTTGTTCTGTCCAATCTTGAAAGAAACTTGCTTTCTGTCTACCTGTAGTTGCTACTGGTCTTATCAGTGCTGTAGCAAACACACAATCATTTTTGCTTTTTGGTTGTATTGCTTGAAACAATCTTCGCATGGCTGGCGACTCTGCTTGTGTAACTCCTATAACATCTCCATTGCAAAGCATTTGACTTGTATCATAATCTTCTTCTGGGTATGCTTCTAATGGTGTTTCTGGATCTATATCCAGCAGTTGACTGAGTCCTCTATTTGCAAGTATGTCTATTTTTAAATGTTCTAAGTCTTCAACTTCTCTTTTGTCTAACAGTATCTGATGATCTGCATTCACTAAACTTTTTGGAAACTTGTGTTTAAAAACTAGTACTCCTCCACAGTGTTTTGATATTGCTCTTTTTTTACCTAGTAGTTTTTTTTGTATTCTCATTGCCTCTTCCTTGTCTATATCTAAATCTTCGAATTTAAAATTTCTAGGAAGTCTACCAGACGCACCCAATCTACGGGCCGCTTCACGTTTTGCACTTTTCTCTTTGTACATAACATAATTGCTTATCCTAGCACTCCTATTGGGCCAGTGTGCAAATATTCTCTGCATAACTGTACCCTGTTGCCAGTGAGGAAAGTCAATATCTACGTCTGGTAAATCATCCCTTAATGGATTTAGGAATCGTGCTAGTGGAATTTGCCAACGAATAGGATCAACATCTGTAATACCTAAAAGGTAACACACAAGACTTGACCCTGCACTACCTCTGGTCATGTGGGTGATGTCTTTTGTTAATTCTAATACGTCGCAAATTGTTATGAAGTAATCTGTGAACCGGAGTTTGATGATAATCTCTAACTCTTCGATCAGCCTAGATTGGTACTCGGTGGAGTTTGGTATTTGCCTTATGAATCTGCCAAGTAATTTTTCTATTTGAGCCTTTGCGTCCTTTGGGATCTTCATTATGTGCCTCGATCTTGCCTAAATTGCCTATTCACACATCAGTGTGCATTTTTATTTAGTCAAAGACAAAATCAATTAGTAATTTTTTGAATTATTATTCTACTTTTTTTAATCCTGCCAGCATGTCTTTTAATTTACTGCTTTGTAT